TGTTTCTGTTTCTGTCTGCATACCCATAGTTAATTCAGAATCAAGTTCATCAGTTTGTGTTTGCTCTGACTCTCTTTCTTTAGACTCTTTTGAAACATACTTTTCTTTCTCTTTATCCCACATTGGTGTTTCTCCACCAACAACAATAGCTAAATAATCATATGGTCTTGTAGAATATACATCTCTCCAAGTTCTATTGTCATCTAACCAAGTTTTCATTTGTTCTGGGTCATCAGATAAAGGAGTTTGTTGCATTACATTATTAACAGATTTAACACCAGGAATCCCATTTGTAGGGTCTCTTTGAATATCTAGAGAGATATCTCTACCACTTTCTGGGTCTGTAATATCATGTTGTGCTGCTTTTACAGCTCCCATAATCTTATCCAAGATACCATCTTTTTTGTAATTGTGGTTAAATCTCCAGAACTTAACACCTTCATGTGGATTATCTCTGTCAATCACCTTAACAACGTACATCATTCTAGCTGAATACTTTTTAGCAAGCTCTTTATCACTTTCTTTACCAGTAGCTAATAATGCTTGTCTAGCTTCACAAAATGGGCATGCTTCACCTTCTTCATGTTTAAGACATGGGAAAGTTTTCCATGAACCATCAACTTTAGCCTTGTGACCCCACATTACTGTAAATGGTGTTGTTTCTCCTTCCGATGGTGGTAAGATTCTTATTTGTTTGGTGGCTGAATTGACACCTTCTTTTAGATAAGTACTGAAATAATTTTTTAAATCGTACTTTTTACTACTAGTGTTTGTAGTAGTGTTTCCAGCATTTTCATACTGATTCATCATTGCTTCAAAAACGTTACTCATAATTTTCTTTTTTTAAAATTTATAATTGTTATTAATAGTTGTCCTAATAGTGCGTAATATTCGTATTTTTTTTTAATTAAATTGTATTCGTAAAGTAAAATTCATAATGTAAAATTCATAAAATATTGTTTGCAAAATTAGCAACATTTTTGATACTACAAAGATACTATATTTTTTTAAAAAGTCAAGTACTTTTAAGTATTTTTAAATTGTTTATGCAAATATATATTATTTTTTTTGATTACGCAAGTTTAATGCAAAAAAAAAGAGGATACTAACGCATCCTCTTATAATTTATAATGTATTTTTTAGTTAAATATCATCTACCTCGTATGAATCTTCATCAACTTCAAAACTATTTTTAATATCTAGTTCATTATACTCACCATCCACATCGTCTTTAGTTAATACATATTCTTTTTCTTCATCATCAGTACCCATCACATCATATATACCTTCTTGGTCTTTCCAGAAATCTGTTAATTTTAAATTATATGGTGCTGAACTTAATGAACGCATTTCAAGTTTCTCATCCTCTGTTGGATTTCTTTTCTCTATCTCACTTTCTAAATTATCAATCTTATCTGTAATAATATCCATATTACTAGTTGCGTCTTCTAACTTAGATACCATTTGCATTAATTGGTCTATCTTTTCATTTGCAGCATCAGCTGATTCTTTAGCTTCTTCTGAACCTTTAACTAATTGAGTAACGTCTAATTCAACTTCACCACCTTCTTCAGCTGGTTCTTCAATTGGCTCTTCAATTTCTTCTTGCTCTTCTTCCGCTGGCTCATCTGATTCCTCATCAGCTGTCTCTTCAGCTTCTGAATCTGTTACATCCTCACTACCGAAAGGTAATTCAATATCTGCTTCTTCTTCATCACCTTCTGCCTCTAACACTTTATCATCACCTAAAATTAACTTATCATCTCTATCTTCATAGAACGCATATTCAGACATTAGCTTAAATTTATTTAATTCCTCATTAAGTAAATCTTTGTTTAATTCTTTTTTTCTTCTCATTTTAGTTTATTTTTTTAGAAGAGAAGTTGTCTACCGTCTTCTGTAATTATTTTTTTATTAATTCTCTCAACTAGAGACTTATCTCCTTTGATAATACAAACACCAGAACTACAATCCATATTTGGGTCGTTCTCCATTTGTTTTTGCTTTTCTTCTTCAGAAAGAAAATCATTCAAACTGTTTTCTAAATTCTTTTTATCGCTCATAATACATATTTTATTACTCGTTATATTAATAAATATATAGAAATAACTAAAAAATACGCTGAATTGTAGATATATTCAACTTATCATTGTTATATAAAAGTATTTTGTCCTGGTAGTCATCCCAATTAATTTTTACTGATTTATAATCAATATTACCCAAGTCTCCAGAACCATTAGTTTCTATTAATTTATTTAAAGCATTTATCGTATAAATTGCTGTACCCTTTTTATGTATAGGAATTGCGTTAGGAAATAAACTTTTTAAGTTTACTCTTTTACCGTTTCTAATCACAAATTTAAAGGTTACAATTACCTTAGATTCATCATCTAAGTTTTTAAAGGCGAAAACCTTATCTTTTTTAATACCAAACTTACTATCCAAATAATCTAAAAACCAATCTAGTCTTTCTGGAAAAATAAATGAAGCAAGTAAAATTGTTTTATTCATTTTTATTTATAGAATATAATAAAGGGACATATTTCACTTCATCTTCAAGCATCCCTAGTTTATTTTTATATTCTATAAGTATCTCGTCATTATCTAAAAAGACCTTCGAAAGGTTTTTGATTTTTTTTAAGAAAGAATCTACATTGTACCCCATAAACTCTATCTGTCTTAAATCAATACCAAAAATAAAATCATTAGTGTAAATATATATCATTTTATTATGTAAAAATGATATATTATTATTAGATTCTTTTATTCTGTTGAATACTTTATTAATTTTATTATCACTAAACAAAACAAAATCAATGAATATATATTCAATATTTTCTTTTATAAATTTATATGAATTTTCTATAAAATAGAATAAGTCTTCTTCGAAAAGAACTCTTCTTTCTTGTTTATTAAATGTCCAATAGGTATTGTCACTTAATTTTCTATCAACAAAATTTAAATCAGTCTCTATCTTTCTTACATTATCTAAACCAATTATAAGTGTAGGTAAGCCATCTATAGCTTTATCCATAGAATCAACAACGTTGAAATTCTCATCAACTTTTAGCTCATTAGACGATATAATATTACCTATCATATTGCAAATATAAATAAAAATAACCTAAAATACAAATTTAAGTATCAATATTTGAATTCTGATTAACTTCATCACCTTCAGTTTTATCATCTTTCAATTCTTGATTAACTAAAGTTTTATCTTTTTCGTAATCACCAAATGCTGCCGCATAAATGTTAGCTAAATCATTCTGAACCTTTGGTGGTGTTAGACCTAATTCTTTTAATTTAGATTCATACTTAGTGAAAAACTGAGCCATATATTCGTCTCTAATTTCAAAGTGATGCATTTCATTTATTTTAATACTGAAATCTGGTATTGTATCTACAGTTGAAGTAACTTCTTCTCTTCCACCGCCACCAGTACCTGTGAAGTCTCCACCCCATTTAATCACTTCTGACCATTTAAGTGGTGTTCCGTTTTCCTGTCCAGTACTACTTTTAGTGGTTGTATTTAAAAATTGTCTTATCTTAGTCATTACAGCGTGGTCTTTAGATACTGTAAAATTACCTTTTTTGTATCCATATGATGGTCTAGTATCTGTTTTAATGTATGGGTTACCTAAATCATTACCATTATAATTACCTGTGTAAACAACATCTATCGCTAAACCAGAACCATGTTTTGATGTTGAAGACCTATTTGGTCCACCAGCGACTGTTGCTTGTAAACTTCTTGTAATACCATTAGATGCTAAACCTAGGTTTTTATCTGGTAATTCAGCTGCTAAATAGTCACCTAAATCTTTCATAAATTCTCTTAATGTTAATCCAGCCAATCCATTACTTCTATTAGCTATATATAAATTACCACTAGATTCAACAAAAAATCCTCCAGAATCATTAACAACATCAAGGTTAGGTGTTTTTCTACCAATACCAGCTTGTCTTATACCATTACCATCTATATTACCAATACTATCTAATGTACCGAGTAGACTAGTAAATAAATCTTCAGCAGTTATTAATGGTGTTTTAGTTCTTTTAACTCTAGTACCAGTAAATTTAGTTGTCATGTTATGAGGTGTGATAGTGTGATTAACTTTATATATTTGATAAGCACCTCTAAACATTGGTATATCATCTAATTGGAAATACATCATTGGTTGAATCATAGGACTACCCATCATTTCTACATGAGCAGTGTAAGCTCTCCTAGAATACACATTAAATAAATTTTGACCATTGTAGACTGGTTGTCTAGTGTCACCTTGTTGACTTATATCTTCAATAATTTGTAGTGATTCATCTGTTTCAGCAAATTCTGATTGGTCAAGTTTAAGAGATTTAAAAAATGATTGATTTTGCCTACCATAACTAACCATGAAAAATGGTATATTAAGTGTTCCATCTTCTTTTAACCCCCCACCTTTCTTATTGGGTTTGGGTGCTGTAAAGTCTTTTGGTAGTGCTGCACCTGGAATTATATTTCCATTTGAATCAACGTTTATAACAACACCGTCATCATTATATGTAGCATTCTCACCTAAATCTAAATTTGTAGAACCTTGACCAGCATAAGAACAGACAAATGATGGTCCACTAGTATATGCTCCAGATTCAAAATCTTTATACGTATAAGGTTTAAAGACATTAGCTAATTCTTCTACATCACTGTAGTTTACAAAAGTAGGTAATGGTATAAAATTAAAATTATTATTCCTAAGTAATGCATCCATAAATTGAAAGAAACTTGAGTTATAATTACCTAATATTAAATCTTGAACTAAAAATGGGTTTATATAAAAATCATCACCTATATCTCTGTGAGCTCTATCAACAAACCTAAAAGAGTCTATTAATCTAGGTTTTTTTCTACCTTCATCTTGAGCTATTTTGGTATCTAAAGTACTTACGGAACACTGTTGGAAAGCATCATCACCAGCTTCTGAACACCATTTACTGTAAATAGAAGATACTGTTCTATATAGTTGTAATTTTATCTTGTCATTATCAATGGTGTTAAAAATTTGTTGTTGTAATTCATCTTCTTCGTTACCAACCACTTCTTTCCAAGTATCTAATTTTGGTTTTAATTTATTAAAAAATGCTTGTAATACTATTTTTAAATCTTCTTTATTAACTTGAATATCAGTATATTCATCGGTATCACTATTAATTACTGCACCACTAGAGTCTGTAGTTTTGGAGACAGTATTTCTAAATACATTAGGTTGTCCATTAACAATATAATCATAACCAACAATGAGTTCATTTAATTTATTAGAACCTAATGAACCATTTCTTATTTGTAATGTCCATTGATATGGGTTAGAATTTTTTATACCGCTTGTACTTCCACCTTTTAATGTTGATTTCCAAGTTCCAAATCCGTTATCAACTGTAGATATATTAGTGTATGTTTTAATTACATTAGAATCACTTCCAAACACCTCTTTTATATCTTTATATGTTACCGTATAAAAATACTCCCAATCTTCTGTTTCTTCACTATCATTAGAAAATGGGTTGTTAACTGTACTACCGCTTTCACTGGAATATTTAAACCTTCCTTTAAAATCATTCCATGTATTTTTCCATTGGGAGAAATCGAAATCGACTTTATTAAATTCTGTTTTAAATCTTCCACCATCAAACTTTATAGATTCATCTTTTTGTTTTTCACTATACTGAAGTTCAAATTCTTTTCTTATAGATTCAAAATCTCCTCTAGAAAATTCAACAAACTTATCAATAAAAGCTCTTTTAACAACTGTAGGTAAACCTAATATACTATATTCTAATTGAGAGTATTGTACTTCTGATGGTTCATCATCTCTATCAGTCTCTCCAGCATCAAACATAAAATTTATACCGAAATTAGATTGAGCTCTTCTATCATGTAATAAATGTAATTCACTAGGCACATATGAAATATCGTCTACATCCCCACTATCACCATAACTGTTACCAAATCTTCTACTATTATCACAATATGGTAAGAAATCAGTACCATATGTACCTTCATCGTATTTAATTAAAGATTTTCTAGCAGACCATGGATATTCAAGTCTATATAATAAACCACCTATGAAATAAATCCATAATTTAGGTGCTCTAATAAATGACCCATGATTTTGGAATAAACCTTTAATAGTTGGTGTGTCATCTTGTTCATAAAAATCAGCTGTCTCATCACCTTCAGTTACATCAAATAAAGAAACGTCTGTTGTATCTGATTTATCTAAAACATCTAAAGAATCACCTATTAATCCATTCCAAGCAAAACAATGTAAAAATAAAAATGCTCTAGCCTGTATGGTCTCTTGTTCGTAATAAAATCTACTACCGAAAAGACTGAAATAGTTTTTTGAATAATCTTCATGTTTTGATATTGAGAACTCTATAAAAGGTGTGTATGTTTTAGCTATATCGTCTCCAGCTGTAGTTGAAGTCCCTAATAAATTACCTATCAACTCTCTTTGTTTACCAAAATCTTTTGGTAGGATTCTAACCTTATTACTAGTAGTATATATGGGTATGATTACATCATTATCTTTTGATTCTGGGGTAAATTGGTATTGTACTCTATATTGTGCGTCTCCAATACTACTATCAGACCAATCATCCAAGGCTAGATAAGTACCACCATCACTTTTTCTCTCAATATCTCTATCTTGATGCCAGTAAGCACATAAAACACTAGATTCACCTTGTGCACTATTTTGTTTTTCAAATTTGAAACTATCTTTATCAGCATCACCAGTCAAACCATTATATATAACATCTGAAATTTCAAGAGCTAAGTTAGGGTACGCATAAGGGGCAATACTTTCTACTCTAGCGGTATCTAGGTCTTTGTTATATGTAATAGCTTTTAAAGTACCAGTGTCAATATAGGTACTATCTTTTTTATTTTCTATAACCGCAGTAAGAGTTTCTGCGTCATATTCTGGACTCATAGATGTCCCTTCATATTCTGTAGCACTAATAATTTTAAAATAATCACTTACAGTATCATAGTGATAAAATGGTGTATTTACTTGGTTTGGTCCGTCAGAAAGAGCAGCAATTACTGCAATATTAAATCTATACTTATAGTAATAACTAAAAGGATTTGCTCCATCGTCCTCATTTGGGTCGGTTTTAATTCTATCCTTATATAAAGAGTAAAATGCTGGTAAATTTCGTAATGTGTTATCATTATTAGTCACAAAATTTGTTCCACTAGTTAAAAACGATAATTCCTTATTACTTTTTATATTACCATTATCATCGTAAAATATTTTACCATTAAAATTATTATTAATAGGTATGAAAGATTTTCTATTTTCTGGGCCAAAAGGTCCAATAGCCGCTTCAGTATCTACAATATATTCATAAGTCCAATAATCATCATCAATGGTCCCAAATTCATATGAAGTAATAAATGGTTGTTTTTTACCTAATGGATTGTCTATAACACCTTCATCATAACCTTCTTGCCACTCTTTTACTAATTTATTAGCTGATTCAACTGGTTTTAAATCAGTATATCTAACCATTATTTGGTCTACTAATTCACCTACTTTAATTTTATTATCCATACCTATTAAAGCTTCAAATAAATTTGAAGCTTCAAATGCACCCATACTTTGTAAATTATCTGGGTCTAGTCTTACACTATAGATATCATTTCTAGCATTAACACCTAACCCTATAAAAAGTCTAGTCATAAGACACCTCATTGCTTCTTCAACCGTATTTCTACTGCTAGAACTATTTAACGCTGTTTCATATGGATTAAGTCCCATATTAAATCCGCTACCAACATTAGTATCTATCGGTGATACTGGATAAAACTGGGGACCATTTTGATTACGTTGATTTGTCTCTATTATCTCATTATCTTCTTTAACTAATTTTAATAATGATTCTAAAAGATGTTCAATATACTGTACTTCCTGTACACCACTAGTATCTACTTTATTTTGTGGTTTACCTATCCAACTTTCTTCAAAATAATTATTACCCTCTCTATCTGTTTTTTCTTCTTTATATTCTGGGAAAGGCCAAATATCAATATCATCAGAAGTAGTGTTTTTGTTTACAACATCTAAACCATCCGCAACTTTATTTAAAGTAGTTTTTCTACTGGTAGACTTTTCAGCAGTTGCTGCAACCTCACTAATAGTTCTCAAAAACACCTCACAATGTGTGGTCATCATTCTGGTTATACTTCTTATTGTTGGGTTAAACCCTAATTCTGATTTTGATTTACTAGCTAATTTATTAGCAACTTTTGATTTTAATTCCTTATCGTTATCCTCTATCTTATCTATAATTCTTTCAAGCTCAGCAAATGGAGACCTAAAATCATAAATAACTAACTCAGTATCATCTGGTTTTCCTTTAATATATGAAATATTATTTTTAACATCTTTAGCTAAAGTTTTAGCTTTTTTATAAACTTTTACTTCTCCATTATCATCATCTTCTTGTGTATATTCTGTGTTACCAGATATGATTATATTTGTTAAAGTACTATCATCTTTACATTCTTTAAATTTAATAGGGTTTAGTTTCCTATAAAATTTTAATTCTTCAACCTTATATTTACTATCTTTATCTTTTATCTTATCATTAAAATTATCTTCACCACTAAAAAATTTATCAATTCTTTCTGTGTATGTATTAATGGATTTTTGTATACTAGGTGATACCTGGACTACTTTTTCTATTGTTTTTAACGGAACACCTAAAACACCTTCTTTATTATTAAAGTATTCGTCACCATCACCAACTATGTCATTCATCAATGCAACTAGTGCGTTTTTTATTGATTCATTAGCTTTCCTAGAATCCTTAGCTATTGCTAATTCTTCTACGTCTGAATCATTTTTAGTTAGTTTTGCAAATTCATCAGCTACATTTTGAACATCCTTACGGAATTCATCAATACTTCTTAAATTAATCCCAACATCAGCGTATTCTTTTACTGCTTCATCCCAAAATGGTTTTCCTTCTGGTGTGTCTATGTTTGCTCTAATTAACCCTAAAAGCATGTCAGTTAATAAAGCATAAGTGTACCCTATAAATTCTGCATTAATCTCAAAATTACCTGTTTCAGCGTTAAAACTTGCATTCCACTTCATTAAGTGTAAACAATATTTTACTGGCTTACCGTAAAACCCTTTAACAGTCAATTGGAATATGGGATATGGTAATTCAAAAAATACAGAATACTTAGAACTATTACCTTGAGTTAGTATAGAACCACCTCTAATATCTAAAAATTTAATTTTAATTACTGGTGAATAATCAGTACCAAAAGAAATATCTATACTCTCAATACCTAAAGCTTCTTTATCTCTATTTGGGTCAACTGGGTCAAACGTACTAGATATTTCAGTATAGTTAGTTGTTAAATTAGTTATTGGATTACCGTTTTCATCTTTACCACCAGTTCTAGTACCACCAATAAATTTAACTATCTTAGTACCGTCTTTTTGATTATTACCTATATAACCTTGTCCTTTTTGTTTAGACAACAATGAACTTCTACCTTTACTAAAAGTTTCTAACTCAACTAATATTGATAAATCTTCATTAGGTATTAGTTGATTATCTTGTGGATTTGGTTCAAATACTAATAATCTATTTATGTTTTGTTTTATACTATTACCCATAATTATTCACCGTATAACTGTTTGTACATTTGAACGGAATTTAAATACCTTTCAATTGCTGTTTCAAAAGGGTATGGTATTCTTATAACGTCATTATCTTTTATATTAAACTCCAGCCCACCATATTGAGGGTTAGCTAACATGATTAAATAACCATGATATGGATTATTATAATACTTTTGACTTAAAATGTCAAGTCTTGTATCACCTAATTTGTATACTGTTGACTTATCACTAGTAAAAACTGGTATCTTAATACCTGGAATTGGTTTTACATTTCCATCAGTAGTAAATTTTTCATATCTATTGAAATATTGTGACATAATTAATTAATTTTTAACAACTTAAACAATCTAATTTATTTAGTTCTGCCATATAAAGACTGCCAGCAATAGTATTTCTTTTTATATCATCATCTTCATCTATACTATCACATTCATAAAAGTAAGTATATCCAGTATCAAACTTACTTTTTACTACTGTTGTTTCACCATCTTTATAGAAACTAACAACCAGATAAGCAGATGGAATGGTTAAACTACTAGTATTCGCACTATAACATGTTAATGATGGGTCAATCTCACCATTATCATAATACTGTTTAAGTGTTTTAGTAGTTTTATACCCATTAGTAGCATTCATAACAGTAGAGCATTTTACACCTGTTTTTATTTCTAGTTTACCACTATCTGTTAATTCATCAGAATTTATAAGTTTATTTTCGAAATCTATTGTAGTTCCGTCTTTCCATAAACCAAACTTCCAACTCCAACCATCACTAAGTAAGTCAATATCAGTAGCTAAAAAGCTTATAAGTTTATCATCATTATCTGAAAAGAAGTTAACATTTACAGTATTCTTAAGAAGTTTAACGTCTTCACTTTCTTCTGGTTCCGCACCAGCCGCCTCTTTATTAGCTTCAGCATCAGCAACACCCTCTTGATTATCGTTTACTGTATTAGTATTACCATCATTAGCACCTGGTTTTTCATCACTTGGTAGTGATGCGTTTGGACTATCTGGGTATATACCATCTACTAGTTTAGCTTCACCCACGGTACCTGGTTCTTGTTTAATTTCAATTCTATCACTTCTAGAATCGTATACCTCAGTATTAGCAAAAAAGTTATATGATATAGCATTTTGTAATTTATTTACTGGACCATTTAAACTTGAACCACCTATAAAGGCAAAATTTATACTAACATTGGCTATCATTGGTTGAACCCCAACACCTTCTGGATTTAAATCCCAAACTAGTGGTTCATAATCTATAGTTAAACTATCAATAACAATCTTAGTATGATAAAAATCACCAACTCTAAGGATACAAACTGGTGGTCTACCAAAAGCTAAGTTTTGTGGGTTTCCATCATCATTCTTAGTTGGGCCTTGTCTAGTACACTGATGTAAAAAATTAAGTCTAGAGTTAAAACCTTCTGGTGTTATACTATGGAATGACGGATGAAAATATTTAATTTTATCTGATATCTTATCAAATACAAATTTACCACCACCATCATCATTATCAGCCGCTAATTTTTCAAAATAATCACATTCAGTAAAAAACCTTGATACAGGTATAGATGAAGTGGCAATATTTTCAACCTCCTCTTCTTCAACTGGTACATCATCTGGTTCAACTAATTCTTTTAATGCTGGGTCATATTCTATTGTTACTTCAGCATATCTCGCTTCTTTACAACCAAGTCTATCTTGTCCGTTTTCACCAGAGCATCCATCACCGACACTAACTGAACCAGCACCACTAGATTCGTATCTTTCAGCTTCTACTGGGTCTTTATATACAGAACCACCAACACCTGGTGTTATAGTTACTTGTGTCATAACTTGTGATTTAAACCAAGTTACAACATTATCAGCTCTCATTTTAGACAACTTTTGATTATTCTTATTATTCGTACTACTACTAGCACTTTGGCTACCTTGAGTACTAGCAAACCCTTCTACTTTTACTTTACAATATTGACACTTTTCTATCATAAAAGTATTCAAATCTGCAAAGAAATCAGCATCAGTTAACCATCCACCTTCAATAGTAGAACCAGCAATATCTATAGGTTTTGTATACCCGTTTAAACCAAAATTAGTATTATTTGGGTAAACAAATCTTCCACTACCAACAGTACCGTTACCAGTAGTAGTGCCTGTTTGTTGTGTCATACCTGTCAGTGGTATTCTATTTGTAACTAAATCATATTGTCCAGATGATAAACCATTTTCATAGTTGATAGGTACAGCGGATTCATCATTAGGGAAATATATTTTAAAGCTAACTTTTGGTGGAATTTCATCATCTACCTTTTCTTTAGCTTTTGTATTTTCTTTTACAGCTATTTTATCTTTTTCATCTTGGCTTAATACACTGTCTTTAACACCCTCATCTTCAAGACATCCAGCAAAAAATGATGCTATTTCATCATTACTATAATTATCTGGGAAGAAATTTGCATAGTTCGGGTGGTCAATTATAACCTTCCATGAAAGTGTTCCAGTTCTTTCAGTATTATTATATGTGTGTATAGGTTCTCCTCTACCTATAAAGTTAGTTTTATCCCAACTTACAGTAACATTTTCGTTAAAAGTCATGTCATAAGGTGGGAACCACATTATTCTACCCTTAGTACCACTTAATGGGTCTCCAGGACCTGTTTCACATGGTCTTAATTTGGTTAAATCGTCAGCCCAAGCAAGATTTTCAATTGAAAACATAAATCTTTTTATCTTACCTTTATCAACGTCACCCTTATATGGTGCTATTCTAACTAATCCGTTATCTTCTAATACTGAAGACTTTAAATCACTTAATGGATTTCTAGAATAACCCTCACCATCTTTTAAATCAGAATGTCTAACTAAATCACCAATACTATCATATCTATCAAAAGTTGACCATGTTCTACAAAAAACATCTCCAGCATCCGTTGGTGCTTCAAAATTTGGGTCATTACTTCTATTAAAGTTTTTTGAACTTAATACACCAGAACCCTTAGATATTAATTCAGCACCTGGTTCACCTTTACCTCTAACACCTCCTTGAATACCACTCTTAAGTGCTTTACCACCGTAACCAGATACAATAGTCTTCATATTGTTGGTCTTAAATAATTCTTTGGTTTTATAAAGGATACTTTTTTTAGCTTGAGTATCATTTTCACCAAAAAGCCTATCTTGATATTTTTCACCGAAAACTTCAGTAGCTTCTTTATTCGTTACATCATCACCCCAAGAAAAGTTAGCTACACCACCTTTTGTTGCTGGTAGTTTAGCATCAATTAAATCATAATTAAATTTATTTCCTTCTGCATCTGTTTCTTTTGTATAATTACTTCTAGAGATTGGGTTATTAGCCTTTCCGTTTAATAAATCAGTAATATATCCGAAGTCTTCATAAGCGTATAGATTAAAGTTTATACCATCCCCAGTGTTTGCACCCTTATTTATTCTAGGGTCAGTATAGTTTGGTGCATATCCTTGTCTAAGATTACTAGGTTCAGCTTGGTTAACCATTACATTTTCATTTACATTTGAAAATAATGCTAATACTTGACCCTTACCAGAATTTTCAATCATACTATTTGCCCTTTCAATATTTGAAACTGGGAAATCAACATTAAATATTGAAGATGATTTTTCTAATAATGAAACTGGGACTTGGAACCCACTCATTCTTTCTAATAAGTCAATAGCTGTACCTAAAGTACCCTTGGCTACTGTAATATTATAATTTGGTACTATAATATCTCCACCTGTTAAAAGGCTACGAATATTTGTATTAATCCTACCAATAGTTTCTTCTTGTAAGTTAAACGCTACGTTATTACCAATAGCTTTAGCTAAAAACCCAACACTTTCTTGACCTAACCTTGTATCATTAATAACACCAGTTGCTGTTAGTACTCTACCAGCTAATGAACTTCTAACATCAAAATTTGAAGCAACACCTCCGTTAGGGTCAAAACCAATACCACCACCAGTTAATAAACTACCTATAATATCTAAAGGTTGTGTTGAAGGTCCACCTAAATTAAGATTATTGTTTTCATCTAAATAAGCACCTGTTTGAAATAGTGGTGCTTTATAAATAATATCAGCTGGTAATTGTTGAGATGCGTCTACATAATAGTTCTTACTAGTATTAAACTCTAAATCATCTGAACTATTATTAATTAAAAAGGTTTGTTGAGAAGTATATGGTGCGCCACCAGCTGGACCTATATTTGAATTAGTTGTTGCTGGTAAGTAATCAATACTTATTTTTTCATAATCATCATCTTGGCCTTGATACTTATTTAGTATAATATTTAAATCTTTATAAAAAACTCCATCAACTTCTATATCTGTTGATGCTTGTACCGCTAATGGTGTGTGACTTATTTCTGTTGGTAACCCTATGCCTAATAATAGTGGCTCTAATCCATTATTTTGAATAGTGTCTGATATTAAATTCCTATTTAATAAAAAGTCCCTAAAGTCTGGTGATAATGTATTTATTCCATTTGGCATAATAATTCTTTTATTATAAATACTATGCTAATCAAATTTTTGATAAAATAAATACTTCAATAAAGTAAAAAATATAATATTGATTATATTATATTACTATTATTATATATAATATTATTTATATTAACTATTATATATTATTATTTATATATTATTATTTATATTAACTATTATATATTATTAATTATATACTATATATTATTATTATAATACAAAAAAACTACATTTTGATTAGCTTGTCAAGTAAATGTATCTTTTTTTTTAATATTTTTTTAATTACATCAAATTCATACTAGGGTTTGGTGTTAGTTTTCCGTATTGTCCAGTTACCTTCGTAGTATCTACATTAGCTGTAGCCAATGTTTCTCTAGCTTCTGGATTTTTAGCTATAGATTTAGTTAAATATAATGCAAAATCAGAATCAATGTTATCTACTGAAACCTTATGTTCTACAACTTGTTTACCATGTTTATGCTCAACAGTAGATGAACCTCCACCACCATTCAAAGCAGCTATTTCTTGTGCTAAAGCTCTATTACCATTAATATTAGTTCCAGCTATCAATGCACCATCATCCATTTGCAAGAATTTATCTTTTGGGTTGAAAATGACACCATCATTAACTCCTGTAAAGTTTAAATTACTACTACCTTTACCACGTTTATTTTTATCAGCAAAAAATTCATCGTATATACCCATACCACCACCTATAAGACCACCTACAACACCACCTACAACGTTACCAACACCAGGTATCACACTACCTAATAAAGCACCGTATCCAGCATATTCAGCAGCTTTACCAGCAACACCAATAGATTTACCTAAATTACTATCTTTATCATCCATAAAACTTCTACCAATATCAGCACCTATTGCTATTGCACCTAAACCAGTAAAAGCTTTTCCACCTTTAGCTAGTGATTTACCTAAATTCATTCCACCACCTTTACCAAAGATATTACCACCAAATTTACCAGCCTTTCTCATAAAGTTACCAGTTCTACCAAGACCTTTACCGCTCTTAGTAAGTCTACCAGCAGCATTCCTAGAAAAACCACCTTTTTTCATAGCTCTCCCAAATTTACCACCCTTACCACCAATCATATCCAGTGGACTACCACCACCTCCACCAACGTTAGCAGTTCTATTAAATCCAAGACCTAATGTCATACCATTAGCAAACCATGTAGCAGCCTTTAATGCTGCCCAACCACCTAAAACACCTAATAGAACTTTAAATGGATTTTCAGCTATGAATTTAACAACACCAACAGCTAACTCACCAGCACTTTTAGCAAAACTTCTAAGACCAGCTAATACTTTCTTTTCTTTTAAATAACTTGTAAAGTTTTTAAGTGTATCACCCAAACCTTCTTTTAATTCTATAGCGAAAGGTAGTAATGTTTGTTTAATTGTTTCTATCACATTCATTATAGTCTCATCAAAAGTTTTTGCTTGTTCAGCTCTTTCAGCTAGTGATTGTTTTTGAGCTCTAATGGATTCTAAATCACTTTCTTTAAGGTCTTTAACGTCTTTACTAAAAGTACCAACGTTAATTTCAAATTGACCAGTATCTTTATTAAACTCAGCAAGACTAGATACTAACTCTTTATCTTTTTCATTCATGTTAATAGGAGATACCGCACCAACAGCCTCTATTTTCTTTTGAGCTTCAGCCATTTTAGTTAACTCTTCAACACCAATACCAGTAATTTTAGATATCTCTCTTATTCTATCTCTAGCAAGACCACCAGAAACCTCAAATACACCAGTCTCTTTGTTAAGTGTGACAAATTCTCCAGCCGCTTTACCAATATCTTTAGCAAATCCTTCAAAGTCATTTCTAGCTTTAAACATAAGTTCCATAGGATTACCTAATTTAGCAAACTCACCACCCATTACAGATAACTGAGCCGCCATTTCAATAGCACCTTCTGGTCTAAATACTTTCTCAGCCATACCAGCAATACCATCCATGTCTAATTTAAGTCTAAGTGCGTCAGCAGCCATTCTACCCATAGCTTTTACACCACCTTTAAACCCGTATTTTTGAGCCATTTTTAAATTCTTCTGAAGTACTGAAGCAGCTTTTGATGAATTAACACCCATTTCACTAGCGATATTCATAGTATCCTCTACTAAACTAGCAGCTGACTCCACACTCATTCCGAAATCATCAGCTGAACCAGCCATTTGTGCTGCAAATTCAGCTCCTAGACCAGTACCTTCAGACAATCCAGCCATAGCTACAAGACCTTTCTGACTAAGTCTTACTGACCTACCTATTTCTTCACTATAACCTCTTTGTAATTTAGCTAAATCTTTAATATCAGCACCCATCATTGTAGTTGTATCAGCAGCTGACATCATATTGTCAGCAAAGGCTTTATATTGCCTATTACCAATACCCATACTCTGGGCAGCAGCACGGATTTCTTTATCCATTTCAAAGATACCCGATTCTTTAATCTTACCAACACCCCAACCTATTACCTTACCAGCACTTCTAAAACTAGCTTTTAATAAGTTGGCTTCTCTAACTGATTTTTTTAGTTCAGCAGTTTGCTTTTCAAGCTCATCAGTTTGTTCTTTAAAATATTTTAAATTTTCTCTACGTAAAGGGATTTCAGCCTTAAGTATCTTAAGTCTTTTTTTATCTTCTTCTGTTAACGACCTAGCATCTCTCTTCTTCTTATCTAAAAGTTTTTTCTCTTCTTGCTCTAGAGCGACTATTTCATTTAATTCTTTTTTTTCTGAAGCTTTAATTTGGGCAATATCTTTCTGTAGCCCACTAATTTGTTTAAGGGTTTTATAATAGCTATCTAGCCCAGTTGCAAGCTCTTTTTGTAAGGCTCTTTGGTTCTCTAAACTGGATTTAAGATTCTCTACCTCTTTACGTCTTTTTTCGAATTCGTCAGCCATTATTTATTCTCCTTTTTTTTATCCTTATCTTTCTTTTCATCTCTTCTTACAACATCAAGCACAGCATCACCTAATTTGATATTATCGCTCTTCTCCTTAGTTTTATAGTACACTTCACATTCATACTGAGAAACTTTATCAGTTTCTTTTACCTTCTTAACTAAATATAATCTAAAGTATAATTTTTCTTCTTTTCCAATCTTATCTTTAAAATTAGTTTCAACCATTGGTGTATTGTCACCTCTATTATTTATTTTAGCTATTGTTTTAAAAGCAACGTTTTTAGTTGGATTACCTGGTTTATTGTAATTTTTACTTTTATCTTCTCTATTTTTAATTTCACTAAGTGCTTCTTGAAGTTTATTACCATCTAATCTTAAAGAACTAAATCTTACAGTACCAATACTATTTTCTTTAAATTGAGAAAATTCTGATAATGCACCCTGTATTTTTTCACCTAATTTACTTTCGGCTGGTATAATACCTCTCTCTTTAGATAAAAGAAGCAATTCTGAAAACCAGTTTGGTTTTTTCCACATTGCGTTAACAACATTTTTATTACCAGATGTAATTGATTTAATTAACTCATCCATTTCTTCATCAGTCAACTCACCTATTTCTTTTTCAATCATATCGGTAACTTTTATATCACCATCTTTATCTTCTACATTTGCAATGTCTATTTCCATAATATTTTTTAAATAAACATCTTTAGTTTTAGTGTCTTTAGTCTTTCGGTCATAATCACCAACGTATGCTTTAAATCTCAAATCAAATAATTCATCTTCACCCTCTCCCCTTACATTAACATTCTTTGGGTCAGACTCAAATTTTATTAAATTACCTATTTCAAAACCTTTTCCTACAGAACCTTCAAAATTCATCACTTCTATTGAAATAGATTTTTTATCTTTTTTATCTAAAACAATACCGAATAGTTTAGAACCACCTTTTAAATTAAAAACAATTCCAGAATCTCTTTTAAAAGATAATAAATTTTTAATTATTAATTGTTTATCATTTTCTTTACCTTCAGCACCTCCATCAAAACCGTCTTTATCTTTTTTAGACCCAGTATCAATAGTAAATTTAGGTTCTGAAGATGGACTTAACTTACACTTAAGACCACTACCACTATCATCAAATACACTTAATTTTACATTTTTAAAAGTACTAGACTTCCAAGTATCTTTATTCTTAGATATATCATTAGCGATAAATCCAGGATTAATTTTTAGTATTTCTTTATTAAATAATTCAAATAATCTTTTAAATTCAGCATCATCGAGCTTTTTAGCTTTATTAGCTTTTTCAATATCATCAAGTGTTTTGTATTTACCACCAGTTTCTTTATCTAAAACATCTATTTTTATATACTTTCTATTTTTTGATGTGTATCCAACATCACCATTTTGAATATCATTTCTATGTATACGAAAGAATGTGTTAACATAAACACTACCTGGGTTACAATTAATAACAGTAATGGCATTATCTAAAACACCAAGAACCTTGAAATACATTTCACTTCCTTTAGCGTCAGTTAATTTTATAGCTTGACCATCTTTAATATTATTAAGTGCTTTTGTAACATTATCTTCTGATAATATTTTACTGTATTGACTTTCAGTAACAATTAGTTTTCTTTTTTTATTATTAAAAAGTTTTTCATATTGATGCTCTGTGATTATTAACTTCATTTTAACGTATCTTTTAATATAAATATCACGTATATAGAAAAATACCTAACTAAAATTAGCTAGGTATCTCTCCACTCTTTATTTTTGATTTTAATTGGTCCCCACTTACCCTACTAGTTCTGCTACCTCTAGCATTACTATTTTTACTTTCTGACATTCTTTCATCATATAACTCTTCTTTTTTCTTATGTTCATTTATAAGACTACTTAGGTAGTATCTTCTTTCGTATGTTGGTGCGGATAACACATCTTGATACGTCATTCCTAAGTGTTTTATACAAACATATATTTCTTCTAAAAGAGATTCTTTATATTTCTGAGTTAGGCCAAAAAAACTTTGGTGTAAAGGGAAGAAACGTTTCAACGGACCCACCTCCAGGAGTCCTAACTGTTAGGTTCATATCAACACCGCACTCAATTTTATCAAAGTAATCTCTTAATTTTTGGGCATCACCCACTCTCATATTTCTAACAAAGTTTTTAATAAAATCTCTGTCTCTATTTCCGTCAACAGCTACAATTTGAGCTTCTAATATTAACGTAGCTTCTTCATTAACAGGTAAATCTTTAGTAGCTTCAACCTTCTTTCCTAGCTCTTCCAGTTCACCAACTGTTAACATTTTAAATACTATATTAGATTTTGATATTGGTAATTGAAAATCAAACATCCCTTCAGAATTAGGCTCAACATTTAATGGTATTTGTTTTAAGTCTGATAGATTAACCTCAGTTTCAAAAACTTCTTCTTTCTCATCATAAACTAATATAGGATACATTTCACCGTAACCAGTAGCTCTAAGCCAAATCATAATAGCATTTCTATCACCTGGTAATAAATCTTTATATCTTAAATCTGGTTCAAGTAGTTTTCTATTAATTAGTATTTCTAAAAATTCACCACTTTCCATTAAGTTTGGTGATGTAAGAATATTCTCATCAGCAGTAGTCATAAATGAAACCTTTACTGTTTTGTTTCTTCTAGGATATAATTTACCTTCTGAAGGTAATGGTATAACGTCAAATGGTTGATTCATTTGAGGTTGACTAATACTTCTTATATAACTATCGTCAACCTTTTTAGGTTTATCATCAGAGTTGTCGTTATTATTAAAATTAGGAGGGTCAACAGGTGGAACATTAGGTGGTTCAGATTTAACTGGTTGCTGAACATATGGTAGAGTTTCTTTAGATTGTCTACTTCTTCTCTCATCCATTTGTCTAGCAATCTCTTCATTTTTCCTTAATTGCTCTTCTCTCATTTTTATTTGCTCTTCAGTTCTCCTCCTCATTTCTTCAGCAGCTTTCTGCTCTTGTTCAGAACCGTATACTTGTTGAACATTTTCTTGTTCGGCTAATTGATTTGCAATTTTTTCACCAGTTTCGTTTGCTTGTGAGATTTGTTCTTGTGTAGGAAACACATTAGGTCTTTTATCACTCATATTTAATTAAATTTTAAAACTATTATATTTTCTAATCTACTAAATAAATATCATAAGTAAAGTTTTTAAAACACAAAAAGACCTCATATGAGGTCTTTTTATAGTTTTATATAATTTTTTATTGATTATTAGAATAATAAAATTGCTCTATCAAATCTCAAATCGGCAGTGATGTCAGCGATAGCGTCATCATCCATTGATAAGTCACCAAAGTTAACATTTGTAAGCATTGTTCCTTGAAGAACCCACTTTTCAATAACTACACCAGTTGGGTCAAGCATTTCTAATTCAACATCTTTCTTATAACCAGCAGCATAACCTTGTCTACCAGTAATAGACTCTGATTGTAAACGAACCCACTCCATAATAGCTTGAGAAGCAGAAGGACCAATAGGGTCTCTAAATGTAACTGAAATTGATTCCCAGTTAAACCTACCAATTACCCAAGTAGATGTGTTAAGAAAAGGAATCTCAACTTCGTTTTGTGTGATAGATGGTCTAGAGGCAGAAGCTAACCACCACTCTTGAATACCTAAATCCGCTGGAAACCTTAAAAGGAACCTATTCTTTTTCTTTGGTTCGTAAGGTACGGGCATTTTCATTAATAAATCAGCCATGTTGTATAAGTTTTAAAATTTTCTTTATTGTTTTAATTATAAATATGTGAGTTTTAGTTTTTTTTAAAAAATTGTCTTCTAAAACCACATGTACTAATAAATATTAGCTAAATACAAAAAAAGTATATTTTATTTGTTTAATTTAAATATTATTCTTATATTAGCATAATAAAATATTAAATATGAAATTTTTTTTAATAATAACATTATTTATATCATCATTTACTTCATTTTCACAATCTGAATTAGATAGTATTATGATTAACCAAATAAATAATTTAAGAGAGAATCCTAAATCTTACATACCATTAGTAGATAAATACATTTATTCACAAAAAAAAGTCATAAGACTTATTAGTAATTCTCAAGTTGTTGCAATATCTGCAAATACTGGTAATATGGATAAATATAATAATATGGTGTCTGAAAAAAGTTATAGTGGAATAGATGTGATTAATATTAAAATTAAAACAGCTGAAGAACTAATTAATGTTTTAAAAAATACGGAACCACTAAATAAATTAACTTATAATCATAATATGAACTTAATAACTGATAGTCATGGCGTTTTTTTAGATAGCACCAATACTATTGGACACTTTGGACCAAATGGTGAAAGAGTGTATCAAAGATTTGAAAAAACAAAAAAAATAGTTACTGAGAATGTTATAAAAATGAGTATTACGGAATACCAAAATAAAGATTTTAGTAAATTAATATTAGATTTATTAATTGATTCATTTATAGAGTCAAGAGGTCATAGAAAAAATCTACTAGACCCAAATAAAAAGTATATTTCAGTATATATTAGCGAAAAGGTTTGTGTTCAAAATTTCGGTGAATAAATACTACCAAGTAGGGCACTTAAGGGTATCAATCTTACCTATTTTAACCTTGCATTTATCTTTATTAAAAGTAATGCTACCACCACCTTTATATTTATTACTTGTTTTTTTATAAACATAAGCTTTAACATAAGATATGTTTACAATTTTTTCTACAATAACTTCTGGATTAGAATCATCAGCTTTTTTTGAGTTATATTCGTAGTTTATTACTATATCAACTCCTCTATCATCACTATATTTTTCTCTAGAACCACTTCTATCCTTATTAAATTCGTCTTGAGCTATCTTTAATTCTTTAGAATCTTGATTAAGACCACTATTAACAGCGCTACTATCATCAATCTGCATACTAACACCACCAAGGTCTATACCAGACCCTTTAATAGCTTTAATAGCTTCCTCAGCACGTTTTTTAGCTAACGTATAGTTACCAGTAGGGTCATCGTCACTTATATAACTAGGAACTCTCTCAGCGTCAGTTTTAGACCTTATAGTTATAGAAGTTACATTACCACCACTTTCTTTTATTGTTTTTAATAAATTTTGTATGTTTTCAACAGTTTCTGTTGGTAATTTATGGTTAAAAGTATCATGTTTTTCTATTGATGGTATCATTAGAGATAAAGTATCAGACATTACGACTGGCGCTTCTGGATAATTAACTATAGTATCATATATTGTTTCAATATTTGTGATTGCATAACCGTTAAGTTTAAATTTATTAAGCATGGCTTTGATACTATACTTTTTATCACCCTGTTTAACATTAATATTTAAATTTTTCTTTTTATCGTAGTTATCAAAAGTATTATTAATTTGCTCGGCATTTTTTACCATATATGATTTAAGTTGGTCAGCATCAACTCTAAGTTCACTAGCCAAATCTTCAATACCTTCATCGTTTTGTAATGTCTTTTCTATTTGATTTCTAATGCTATCGTTTTGCAATATGATGTCACCTTTCTCTTGAGCGTTACCAATGTTTAATCCCAATGCAAGAGCTGCACCCAAAACCCAAGTTTTGATACCTTCTTCTAATAATTCTTCTCTAATTATTATTTGGTCTTCGTTTTCTTTTATATACTCAACTAATGCTGATAATTGGTGTTCACTAATTAATACTTTCTTACGCATATTGTCTTTTATTAATAAATATCCTTAAAAAACAAAAAAGCCCCCATATTTGGAGGCTTTGATGTTTTGTATATTATATCGATTAAATATCATCGAAACTTGCACCAGTGTTCATAATGTTAAACTCAACACATATGAATTCTAACGCTCTTGTTGGTTTTAAGAATATTTTACCACAAAGAGTGTTTTGGTCAATTAACTCTGGAGATTCGTCAAGAACAACTCTAAAGTCTGTAAGACCTCTCTCAGAACGTATATTATCTAAGATTGGGTTTACAAGTGATAAGAATTGATTTCTTACTACATCATCGTTTTGTTCGAATAATAATCTAATAGAAACAGCAGAAATTAATTTTCTAGCTTGTAACAATAGTCTTCTTACATTGATTCTATTAAGAGCAGTGTCTTTAACTTGAAGGGTTTTGTTACCCCAAATCTTAATACCTTCAGAAGCGAAAGTAGCGATTGGGTTAATTCTTCCATCATAAAGAGTATCTCTTTCAGCAAGTGTAAGTTTCTTTCTAGCTTTAATAGCTTGAACATCACCTCTTTGTACACCAGCAACTGCGAACCATGGGAATGAAATGTTATCTGTAAGAGCAATATTTCTTACTACATCCCTTGTAGGTGGAACATAGATGTAAACATTATTCTCAGCATCATTAATTTGAACCCAAGGCCAGTAAGTAGCCGTGTAGTTAGAATCAAATTGGCCATCTAATTGGTCAACAACATCTTCTGGTAACATAACATCACCCGAAGCATCTGTATCTGGAGTAGTAACAATATAAAGTGAATCCGCTCTATCTTGTTCTACCATCTCAATAGCCTCTTCTACTAAGTTAGTATTATATGTTGTATCAATACCTGGTGTAGAGAATACATTAATATTTGTAGCCTCTGGGTTTTGGAAAGTCCAAATTCCTTCTAAGTAAGCATAGTAATCTGAATTAATCCCAGCATCACCATTTGTAAGTGCTCTATTAGCAAATACACCACTAAGTAAACCATCTTTACCTCTAGTACCATTTATTGTGTATCTATCAGTATTTGTTCTTTTAGTTCTATAGATATCCCATCCATCAAAACCACCGTATGGTGCGAATGTGAATTTTCTAGCATAAACCTTTTCGTATGGTCCTCCCACAACATCAGATTCGGTTCTAAAAGCCCAAGAACCAGTATCAAATTCATAAACTGGACTATAAGTACCACCTGTTGAATTAATTACTATTTCTACATTATCAATTGTCGCACCAGTAGCTCCGATATCCATATGGAAACCATTAGTAAGACCAGTCCACATTGATAAGTCATCATTTTCTGGAACACCTTTGTAATCAAAGAAATCTTGGTCGATACCCTTAGTATCAGATAAACCTAAATAAAATTTTCTTTTATTTTCAAAAGTACCATAAGTTTGCTTATACTCAATTGATGGAGACTGAACAGTACTATTTGAATTTGTTTGGTAATCTCTAATAGGGAAACCTAAGAAACCACCTGGGAATGCGTCTGAAGTATCTGACTCTTCCTCTAATTCAACTAATACATATGTAGAACGTGAAGCAAAATCACCATCTAAAGTACCAATTCTCTTAGCAATATAGTTATTAGATGTTGGGTCCATAGTTAACCTTGTAAATCTCTCAAGCACTACAGGTTTAGCATCTGTATCACCATATGCTCTAATCTCAACATCAAATTCTTTATCATCCAATTTAATATTCTTAATAGATATTTTAAATTGTTTATTAGCAGCGTTACCATCAGAAATTGTCCATAATCTGAACAATCTAAGTAAGTTACTACCTCTTAATTCAGAAACAACCCATGGAGTAACCGCTGGTTGGTATTCTGTTAAGTAATCATCGAAATCATCACTATAATTTATAAGTGCATCGATATTAATACCTCTAACTTTTTCATCAGTTACGTAATCCTCAAACATGTTATCAAACATTTCTTCAACATATAATGCTGTTTGACCATCTTGAGCTCCTGTACCAAGTACTCTAGGTAAGTAATTTTTCTTTGTTTTATCAAAAGATAATGAATATGTAAATGCACCTTGTGATGTAGAAGTACCAGTTAACCCAAAGTCTCCTTTAGGGTCAGTAGCAGCAGCTGTAACATTTGTGTTAAAACCTACATTAGTGAATCCAGTCAATTCATGTCTCATTATTTCATCAGAATCAACAGTACCTCTACTTCTTAGCAATGAAACTATCTTATTCTCTATATTAGAATATCCAGTACCAGAGTAATGAGTTGTAACACCAGAACAAACACCAATCGCTGCACCACCAGAGTTACTCTTAGTAGAAAGCGTGTTAGTTAAAGTTAAACCACTAAATGTGTTACCATTCTTTTCAAATACAGGTCCTATAGATGCAGTAGTTCCAGTTGCAGCAGCAGCTAGATATGCTAATTGACTAGTTAATAATCCAGCATCCCAAAGAGATTGAACAAGAGGGTCAGTTGATGATAAACTTGTTATTGCGACACTAGTACCAGTAGATGCGGTAAATGAGATTAATGAAGCGTTAGCTCCACCACCACCAGTAGCACCAGATGTAGTACCATCTAATGCAGCATCAAGGGTGATTCCCCAAGCTAAACCAGCATCATAACCAGAAAAACCAAGTATTCTGGAAACGAATAGTTGATTTGTCTGAGAAAGATAAGATTTAGCAATGTAAGGCAGCTCATATTTTGGTGCCCCAGTATCTTTTATTTTTGTTGCGTTAAGTCCACCAAAAAACGATGTGAACTCGTCATAGTTTGACACGAATATTGGTTGAAACGCTGGTCCAATAGTAGTTTCACCTACTAAACCAAGTGTTGTCACACCAACTTGTCGTGTTACGAAAGTTAAGTCTTTTTCTGAAGTATATACACCAGGACTTACAAATACCTTATCAGCCATTCTTTACTTATTTTAAATTTATTATTATTTTCAGTTATTTAATAATAAATATGTTCAGAAAACGCAAAAGAATTTTTATGGTCTTAAAAAGACCATAATTAGTAAGACTTTTTTCTTACTTTTGTCATACTTATATATATAACTATAAAGATATGCCCATAAAACGCACTAAAAACCTTAAAATAACCCCTACAACACATAAAATACTTAAAGAGTATTGTAGAGAAAATGGTCTTAAGATGTTTGCATTTGTTGAAAAGTTAATCAAAGAAGCATGCAAAAAACCTACAGACCTATATGGTGAATAAGTTTTAATTTTTTAACAACTTAGTTTTTCTACCCTTAACCATTTTATATGTTTTATTATTTTTATCTTTAGCATAATTATAACCTTCAGCCCACCAATTAGACATAATCTCTTTATCAAATATTAGACTGTTATTAGTCAATCTTCTAGGTGTATAATAAAAATTAAGAATAATATCTTCGTCTTTAGCTTTTAATTTACCAATGACAATATCATTTTTAGATAATTCTGTATACATCATATCAATCTCTGTTATTAAACCATGAACTAAATTCCTAATATATTCTATTTCTTTTTTTGGTTCTTCCTCTTTAAGAATAATAATATCTATCTCAGTAGCACCTCTATTAATAGCTTCTTGTATAGGTACAGTTTCTAAAATAGCACCATCCATGTATTGGTAATCATTTTTGATTATAGGACTCATAAATGGGTATGCACTACATGATGCATGTGTCCAATCACAAAAATCATCATAACCCCAATCGTTTGAAGATTTATATTCAATTTCTTTAAGTGTTGCATTTACAACACAAACAACTAATTCTTTATTAAGTTCTTCTTTGATTCTTAAATATTCTTTTAAAGATAAAAACTTTTTAATTAATTTTATTAAATTGCTAGAATCACCAAAACTTAACTTACCATTAATTTTATTTATTTTAAAATATGGAAATTTATTTAAATTTTTAATGGTTATGGTTGGTAATAAATTCCTAATAACATTAAACCAATTTAATTGCATTTTAACTTTACCGTTAAGATTTGTTTTAACTTTAAATGGATTTATTCTCCATATATCTTCGTTCTTAACAGTTGTATAACCTTCTTTTAATTTATCTATATTGTCGGATGCTACTAATAGTTGAACAAGTGTACCAGTTGATGAAGAAACATATAATTCATAATCTCTATTTTTAACATTTGTTAGGTAATCTACTATACCACCAGCAAACGCACCTTTAGAACCACCACCACTTATAACTAAAGCTTTCATATTATCCCTCAGAATTTGTTATTTCCATATAAGATAATGTCAAGTCTACTGAAGTACCAGTTACGATACCACATTTAGCTTTAATATAATCGTTATTATCTAAAACAAATGTACCATCTAAAGCTTGAAAAGATGAAGCTGTTGGTATTGTTACATTGCTTGATAAACTATAAGTAGATGATTCACTACTATCATACCATTGTAGGTAGAATGAAGTGTCAGCACTAAAAGCATTACATGCATGCGCAGTTTTAACTAATAATTTAGTTGTTGATGTGGCACTAAGAACCGTTGTGTATCCAGTACCTAAATTTGAACCAGTATTTAAATATTCCATATCTTTTTAATTATAAATATCTTATTATTATTGTAAACCGTTAAGTCTATCTAAAACTTCATTTTTCAAATCTAACGTATAGTAAGATTTAGTAGGGAATCCACCATCAGTATAACTACTAGTACCATTTATCCAATCATATAAACCTTCTTGACCATCTAACGCAAATGACATAATACCATACTCTACATATCTCTCGTTCAAAACAAGCGTGTCAACTGCTAAATCACTTGAATCAGCCTTTGATAATCTAAAAGAAACATATAATTTAGTTTTATTCCATCTTAACGACCTAGCGTCTTTAGAATTTATAACAAATTGAGTCCAATAACCCTCTTGTTCCGAATCTGTATAGATAGTATCTCTATCAGTTTTATTAACACAAAAATTTTGTGCAGCACATTCTTTATCTAATTGGTCTAAACCACTAAAACCAGTTGTTTGTTCTATAAAAATTGTGGCATTGTCTTTACAATATAAAAAATCTTTACCTAATTCATCTCTTAAATTAATCCAATTATAAACACTAGTAATATCAGCATAGTTAGCATCTAAAACTTCTTTTATTTGATATATAACTGGATTCGGGTCTGACCCATAATATTTACCTATTTTTAAATAACTCATAATTTATATTTTTTAACTTATATTATATTTATCTTTTAAATAGTCCAAAGCCTGTGATTCTTCGGCAGAACTAAGTGGGGAATTATAAAATAACATTTCACCTATTGTTGCATTACCATCATATGATGAACTACCACCATAACAAAACGTTATACCTTCACTAGAAGGTATCTGTAATGCGCTACTATAGGCTTGTTTTTCTTCGGCCACAGCGGAAGGTCCATATATCTCTCCACAAATATATGCTCTATCATAAGAAAATTTAAAAATGTTTGTATTAGTAAAATCAGACCAACTACCCATCTCTACTCTTTGAGAAGAAGTATTCCAATCATTAACAAACCATCTCCAAGTTCCAGCGTAATAATACATACCCCAACCCTGTGTCCAAGAAGTACCATTTGTAAAACCTAGTAGAAAACTAAATGTAGATGGGAAAGAGTCCATATTTACAACAAGATAAACTGTAAATCCATCAGTGGCATCTAATAAAGCATCATCAGCACTCTCCAAGTAATCATTACTCTCAAATTTAACTGAAGGTAAACTATTAAAATCAGAATCACTTGTATTATATATAGGGTCAGCCGAACCGCCTGGACCCGTAGCATTAATACCATTTGAAGTTCTATCATCCCATTGGTCTACACGAACAGGACTACCTTGTGTTGTAATATAATCTGAGTTAGCATCATACCATACCGTTGGTGTTGGGGGTAGTAAGTCTGAACTTAAAGGTATAAATCTACCTTGAGTTCTTTCTAAAAAATGTTGTTCTCTAGCGGTTATACCTTTAGTATCACCAGTCGTAGAACCAAACCTCCTATCAACATCTATAAATCCATTATTTCCTCTAATACTCATTATACGTTATATATTAATTTTATATTTGCAATTGTCCACGCTGGGTTATCTATAACACTACTATCAGATGCCCAACTAAACATTATACCTCTTGTACAATCATTGTTACACCATAGACCACTCCTAGTAATCTCACTAGAATCTATAGTTATATTTTCTGTAACCCAACCAGCACTAGCGCTATTATTCCTACTACTACTACCATCTCCAGTAAACTTACCACTATCAGTATTAGGGTTAACATTTGTACCTATTATTCTTTCTCTACCTGTACTACTGCTAGTGGAATACTCAGTACCAGCATTAGGTGTAAATGATGATGGGTCTATATAATCTAAATATCCATAATCATAACTACCTAAACCGCTAGACCTTTCACCAAAACACATCCAATCAAAAGTAAGTGTTAAACTAGATACAGTAACATCAGAAGGTATCGTAAACTCAAACACCATATGAGGGTCACTATAGTTACTGTAATCATTAGAGTTACCATTATCATTAGATATAAATGCCGCATATGTACTACCAGAAGGTATTGTTTGTGCAACTCCAGAACTATTTAAACAAGCTGTATAAGTATTAACTTCCCATTCACTTGGTTCTGAACCATTATATACTGTCCATTTAGATAAATCACCAGACGCAAAATCATCCTCAAATAAAATATTACTTGGTGTTGGTGATATAGGTTCAAGATTACCACTTCTTCTTTCTAAATAAACTTTACGTACAGACATATTACCTGTGGTTCCCGTACTACCAACCTCAGACCTCTTATCAATACCTAGATAACCACTATTTCCTTTTAATGAACTTAATCCCATATTACGTTACATTCATATACCAACTAAATATCTTATTAGCATCACTAACTCCAGAACCACCACCGCCACTAGATGCTATAGTAACTTCATTTGCACTATTTCTAGTTAATGTTATATTACTACCAGCAGTTAACTGTACAACTGAATCACTACCAGAAGCAGCGTCTAATGTTAAATCAACATTATCACCATCTTGTGTTACATTAATACTGTAAGTATCTCCACCAGTATCACCACTAACAATATTACCACTAGCATCTACACCTAAGTTAGTAACTGAAGTTGTACCACCAACACTATTAAGTGTTAACGTTCCATTTACAGTTAAACCACTAACTTGATTAATAGTTGCAGTATATGAACCACTATTATCGTCAGTTATTGTAAATGTGTTATTGTTATTATATGAGAAACCAGTGACACTTACACCTAAATCAGTTTTAATAACTTCTTGTGGTGTGTCATTACCATTACCTAACCATACATAATCAGTTGTTAAGTTTGGTAAACCAGCAGTTCTGGCTGTGTTAAATATAAATAATTGACCAGCTGTTGCATCAACTTTTAATATCTTAGCAATTCTTTGTATTTGTGTATTAGAACCTGTTGGTCTGTTTTTAGTTAAACCACCATCAGTTGTATTCATATATAATACATCATTTACTACCCAAGTTTCACCATTAGGGTTAAGTGTTGATACTGTACTTGTAGTATTTAAACCAGTAATTCTACCAAAAGTAATAATTGGGTTTGTTGTTGTATTATCAAAATCCTCACCTGTAAACCCAATCACAGGCATTGTAGTTGCGGTTGTAGCGTTTGCCAATTCTACTTCGTGTATATCATCATCAAATCCGACAATATAAACTGGTAGACCTTTATCTATTGTTCCAGCACTTCCTTTTTTACCCCATATTGTAACAGTTCCTGTTGAGCCATATTCTTGTGATGAGATAAACTCATTAGACACAACGTCAAAGTATAACTGCCTTCCTTGATATGAATTATCTGGTGTTGTTGGTATTCCTGTTGTTACATCATCTATAGCATCTAATGTTATTCCAGTATATGTTGATGCGGATAACACACCATTAACAGTCAATCCTGTCATAGTGTTTATTGTCGATGTTAAATCAATTAAACCACCATTTCTTGATATTGTAAGTGTGTTAGCGTCATTATATGTGAATCCTGTGACATAGAAGTTATCACCACCTCCACCAGTAGAATCTATCTTTATTATATCACCTACGGTTGTGATTGTAGTATTACTACCACCACTAATTGTTCTAAAATATAAATCAGTTCCAGAGTTACCACTA